ACATTCACCGCTGGTGAGGATACCCTTTGCGCGATATTGCTATTTACACTATTGCAACACGAGCCCATGCGGCAAATGCATCGGCAGAATTGCCTTTTTTACGTCGGTAAAACAAAGCTCTGCCTGGCAACGAGCACAGCTGAAAGTTGTAAAAAACGCCCCCTATGTTTCCTTCGAACACAACGATTAGTCCATGATCTTGGCTGTCTGGAAGATTCTGCGGGCGCGATGTGTTCCATGTGTACACTCCGGTAGTGAGCTGATTGAGATCATCAGCACTTGTCAGGAGCGCCTTTGCAGCCATACTGTTGCTATTTAGTGAATCAAGCGCAGCCTTGACTGACTGAGCTGATCCAGCCAGAGTTGATGCTGCATAATTCTCGATTATGGCCTTGGCCAGCTTGTTGTAGTCTATCTTTGTTACGGTCGTGCCATCATCAAGGACGAGGTAGTCGCTTGATGATGGATTCCCGCTCTTATTCGAAAGATTAGATATTCTCATGTCATCCTCCTATTCTGCGAGTTTGTTCTCTGAGATGTAGTTCCTGATGCTAGTGATCTTGCCTTTGAGGGCTGGATCGACAGCAAAGAAGTTGCCTTTGTTGTTAGCCGAAATCATGTCGCCTGTATCAGCATCGATTTCATCGTAGGTGTACGTCACGCGGTCTCCTCCGTTTACATTGAGTACTGCGAATGAAGCAAGCTGTTTGATCGTGTTAGCCATAAAGTAGATCCTCCTGTTCTGAAATATATTTATCTAATAGTGAATCATTATCTCTTATTGGCTCGTATTCATCCAAGCCATTGTCATGCTGTTCAAGTCTTATCATGTCATAATCTCTCTGCTTCGCTTTGAGTTCCCAGGCGACTTTGAGATTTGGCGTGCCTTGTATGACAAAGTACCGCCGTTGCTTATCGGCAATCCAGCAGTCGCCTTGTCCTTCCTTCTGCAAGAACACCTGATACTCCTGTCTGCCTTCAATGGTCTCACTGAAGACATCGTCTATATCCACATAGCAGATGCCCTCTTCATCGAGAACAGCTTCTCCTATATCCCCAAATAAAGGCGTAGGAGTTTCATAGCAATAGAGCAGCCTGTCTGAATAACTATTGGTTTTCACAGCGCGACTCTTGCTCCCAAATACTTGTAGGCCTTTCAGCATGACAACGCCACCCATAAATGTATGACCGTTGTCAGTATAGTAATATGTGCCACCATTACCATACCCCAATTGTATGCTTGCGCCTTCGCCACTAATGGAAAATCCGTTCGCCACTGGCATAATATGTCCGGCTGCAGTCATGCTCCAGGGATCCGAAGGCCATTTGGGTTCATAAAGAAAATCAATCATTTCTCCACTAATATCGACGCCTCGGCTATAAACATTCATTAGACTTCTTGATTGCAGTTTGCCATATCGTAAACGGAGTAGGTTGCTTAGGGTACTACCTACTGTGCTGTTATAAAGCAAACCGGTTTCATCTATCGTCATGTTCGCGATTACGCCTTTTTGTGTTTTAAGTTGCCCGGTTTCCAGATTCCATGTGTTTTTCCCAGTTGCGTCCTTGATGGTTCCTGCAGTTATCAGGTCCGCATCGATAGTCCCCGTTGAGATATGCCCTCCGTTTATGACTGTAGTCCCCGACTCAGATGCAAGATCGTTCTTCAAGTTGCTTACGGCTGTACTTGCAGCATTCTTCGCATCATAAGCATTGTTCAGGCTATTCTGACTGAGCCTACCTGATGTGAATATGGCAGCACCTTCAACGTTTACCTTTTCAGCGGAGATCTTTATGCTCTCAGCTGACTGATTGATTTTGGAAATTATTTCGTCATTCCCGACTTTCTTAGAGACTGTTGTTTCCAAACCCTGAGCCGTGAGTTTAAGCTGAGCAAGATCGGAAACGACAGTATTTGTCTTTCCATACTGCCGGAGCTGCTCATCAGACGCTATAAGCGCAATTTTACCTGCATCCTGGTCTATCTGCGTCTGCTGCTTTCTGTAGAGGATGATATAGTCGACGATGCGACTGATCTCAGTGGTATCTGTATACTCTTCCCCGCTGTCATTATCTGTTGCAACACACTTGAACAGTACGTAGCTATTCGTCTTGTCAAACAGATTGCTTGTAGGCAGTATCGTAAGGCTGCTGGATGTGATCGTTATCCCAAGGTCATTGGAAGCTGGGATGTCTGTCCATGAGCCCACGTCCTTTCTGTACTGCCATTTGCTGTATGTCAGATTACCTTCAATCTTTGCAGTGATTACTATTGACGCCGGCGTATATGTTCCTGTTTCAGCATCCGGGTCATAGTCGTAGCTTATGAATTCCGGGGCAGATGGAGTAAGTTTTACCAGCGTGCCGTTTGCATACCGCACTATGTTAAGCGGCAGTGAATATTTCATATGCTATCCCACCTCCAGTGCGTTATTGTTGTTATCAGTCAGGTCATTCCCGTTGTGGTCTGTCAGATAGAAATAATCAGCCTCTACCAGCGAGAAACGTATCTGCGCCCTGTCGATGCAGAGCAACTTGTTGATGTCAACTGTGAAGGTCTTACCTTTTCTCCAGTAATACTCATTCTCATTGTCGACAGTCTTGAACCAAGCATATTTGTATTTAGTCCCGTTTGGATCGTCGTCATCAGTATCCGACAGGCCTACGCAGCCTGTGAGCCTGACAGTATCACTCTTTTCCTTTGCGACATAAGTGGACTTATTTGCAGCGATGTACAGATTTATCGCATCGGATGCATCCTGCCCGTCGCGGCCATCATTTCCTGTTATGCAAACAGGTTCTCCATTATACGATGTACCGTCTGCCTTTGTGAAAGTGTCCCGAGTCCATATGAAAAAGCCTGTCGCTCTCTCCGGAACCGTCTTTTGCCAAGATCCTCCCTGCAGCTCCGTCTGTGATGTCGACAGATAGTAATATGTCTCAACATTCGTCACCGTGTCGCCTTTAACTGCGAACGTGTTCTCGAACTCGGTCCTGAGCCCGGTAGCGGCAGCATCTATCTTGCCGCTCACAGTTTCAGAGGAGTCATAGGCTTTCAATGCTTCAACGACCTTGTTGTCAGCATAGTTTTTCGCGTTATTCTCCACACGCGCAAGGTCTGCCTGTGTGACTTCCCCCTCTTCGCCTGGATCCAGCGATATAGATATCTCTCCAGTCTCAAGATTCCAGTAGTTCTTACCCTCTCTGTCAGTTATGATTCCTGCTGAAAGTAAGTTCGCATTCAGCACGCCGAATGTGACCATCGACGCATTGATATGACCATCCTGTGTGAGAGCTACATCATCGAAGGGTCCCTCGTACCCTGAATGGCTATGTCCAAGGCCTCCCAGGTTCCATCTCCATACGTTCACGGCTGTAGATTTGTCATCAGTGTCCATAATGAGGATCTCTTCAGGCTGACCATCAGCATTCATATTGAACACTACATGGCCTCCGAGTCCTCCTGTGATCATTGCCGTAGCCGCGGCTATGGCCGCCTCCATCATCGAATTCGAAGGGACTTGCTTCAGTATGGCGCTTTCTACGTTAGCTCTTATGACCTCTGCATAGGACGCCCTAGCCTTGCCCAGCTCCATCTTAGAAAATCTTTCCCTGAGGACATCGTATTCGACATCAATGACCTGCATTTTCACCGTATTGATGCCCAGCTCCGGATAGTGGACTGTGACTTTGTCGCAAAGCGATACTCGCAGAAGAGGAGCGACTGAAGCATACTCCGCTGTTTGCCAAAGCTGAACGAAGTTGACTTCTATATTCTCGTCAGGCAACCATGCCTCGCCAGATTCCTGCAGGCTCGTAGCCTTTTCGCGGAGCTGTTCTACTGTAGGCTTTGCTTCCCACCGGTCAGACAGGTCAAGCGGCACCGGCTGTATCTCGTAGTATGCCGCTTCAAGTTCATTGCCATTGTGATCTATCAGCGATTCATTATTGTGATCTGTCAGCGTCTCTGTATAGAGCTCAACACCCGATGAAATAACCGCGCCTTCAGGAAGCGTGACAATGTCTCCCGTTTCCTGACTGTACCAGTAAGGGACGACTGCGTTGTATACCTTAGATGAGTCTGTCTCCTGCTTGATGTCACTGAGGTTCTTTCCATACCTTATCTCAACTCCAGTATCGGATCCTCGATGCAGGTGTAGCTTAATGAGCCATTTGTCCCATTCGTATTCTCCAGTGCCATACACATCAAGAATGGAGCCCTGCACGCCTCCGAGGATTTCTTTGACACTTATAGGAGCATCGACCTTCCATGTCCCTGTCGTAGTCTTGTCTGTCCAAAAACTGAACGGGTTGTCATTGTAGGTATTATTCTTTAGGTATACCATTGCCTGCGCTATGGATGATGCAGAGCCCGGCATGAGTATGACCTTCGATGCTTTATACGATATATGATGCGCATAGAACGTGACTATGCCGTTCATGGGCGCCGTCTTGCCGTATATTTCAAACGGCTGAATGTCCTTCCTATCGTCATGTATGCACCCTACAAGCCGCCCGTTGCAGATTTCACCATATAGCCTTCCTGTTATCGGATAGTCGAATTCACATTCGTAGACGCCATTCCGGGACTCGTGAACTATTGCTCTTGTACATTCATTCAGGCGCCCAAGACCGTTGGTATTGAATCTCGTTTCGCTTCTTTCATATAGAATCGGAATCATAAACGCCACCACCTTGGAGTTATTTCTACCTTGGTTATCCCTGCTCCAAGCGTTATTCCGTTATCGCCTGGATGAAGGACAGGAAATTTGTTCCCGCTGAGTTCGATGTAATTGTTGCACGATACCGTTCCCTTGAATGCATCCTGTATCTCGCTGTCAATGTCTGTATATACATTGGCAGTGTTGATAGTCACAGACTGAGAACCTATCCCAAGGACTCCCGTTCCATATACTCTGATCAGCGGCCTAGCCTCAAACAGCGTCGGGTTTGTTATTGTTCCCGACTCAGTAAATGTCCGTTTCGTTTCTCCTGTAGCAAGGAATCTCTGTGGGTGACAGTCAAACACTATATCAAAGCGGCCTTCTTTGAGCGTCGATGTCGGCTTTACTTCCATGCCAGATGAATACCTCGCGAGTCTGTATTCATCCGGATTGTAGCTATCATAGAGTTTGCAGTAACCATTCTTTGACAGGAGCATGTTCCTGAGCCTCTGCATATTGTCATCGAAGCCTCTTACAATAAACGCAGGGTACTTCAGTTTAAGATCCTCGAAGCACCCCTCGTCAAGATGGAGACTCCCATTCCTTCCCGGAATCTGTATCTGCTCGCCTCTGCGGGCAGGAGCATCGAATACCGCCTGCCCGCTTATGTATACACCATAGTTGCGGCTGTCCTCTTCATCGAAAATAAAGTAGTTTCTCATGCAAATGCCGCCTTTCTCTGATTCTCTTCTCGGACGAAAATCTTCTGTACTTCTCTTGCAATCTCCTTTGCATCCTGTCCCGGCTGAGTATAGATGTTGAATGTATATGAGCCCGTGTTCGCCTGTGCAACTGCATTGGTGATATCTCTCATGAGTCCTGACTTTCCCGCCACTATTTCTGATCCCGGTCCATCTCCGAATCCTTTCCAGCCTGCTGCTGTCGGAAGTACCGTAGGTCTTTTGAACTCGATCGCGTTAGCATACGCTTTGCGGTACCAGCTGATGCTGAAGTGTGGCACGCTAGGCGGGTTCAGGCTAAATTTGCCATATACATGCGGGTGCGGGAGTTTCAGCCTAGGAAGGCTCCAGCTGAAATGCATTTTCTTTTTCATGGCATCTACCATGCTCGACACTTTATTTTTTGCTTGTGTGATCTTATCGCTGATGGCGCTCTTGATCCCATCGAACTTAGACTTTGCTGTGGACTTCATGGATTCCCATTTGCTCGAAGCCGTAGATTTCATTGATTCAAATTTCGATGCAGCTGCGGATTTCATTGATTCGAACTTTGATGCAGCAGATGTCTTCATTGACTCGAACTTCGTAGTTGCTGCGGTCTTCATCGCTTCGGCCTTTGTTGTGACCGCTGTTTTCATTGACTCGAACTTCGTAGTCGCCGCAGTTTTCATCGCCTCATACTTCTGAGAGACCCCGTTCTTGAGCGCCTCTGCTTTAGTAGTGACTGCAGTTTTTGCCTGTTCGAACTTTGTGGACATTGTAGTCTTGGCGTTATCCCAGGTCTCAGATGTTTTGGTCTTGAACTCGTCCCATTTTTGAGACACATGCTCTTTCAGCTTCGTTGCACCTTCTTTGATCTTGTCCCAGTTCTTGTATATGGCAACTCCTGCAACTATGGCAGCACCTATGCCGAGGACAACCGGGTTGAATGACAATCCAGCGATTGCGGTCTTTGCAATTCCGAAGCCTTTGGCTACGATTCCTCCGAACGAAGCTATCTTCGGAGCAAATGTCATCAACTGGCCGATCCCTATAAGAAGTCTGCCGCCTCCTACCAGAAGCGGTCCTATGGCTGCCGCCGCCAGAGCAGTCTTTATGATCACATTCTGTGTAGCCGGTGAAAGAGCGTCCCATTTCTCTATCAGCTTTGAGACCATCGTCGCTGCCTTTTCGACATACGGTGCGAATCTATCACCGATTTCGATGCCTGCATTCGTCAGCTGGTTCAATGCCTTCCTTGCTTTCGCTCCCGGTGTCGCAAGCTCATCCAGAGCACCTGCTACATTACCCGTAGCATTCTTCATCTTGTCAGTCTCTGTGTTGAATTCCTCTACTCCTCCATTCAGGAGAGCAAGAGCGCCTTTGCCTGCTCTTACATTTCCCCATAGATTGAGGAATTCTTCACTGTTACCGCCTACGCTGTCAGAGAGCAGCTGCATGACATCTCCGAGTGTAGCTCCGCTGTTCATCAGTTCTCCGAAGGTCTTGCCTGTCTTCTCCTGCAGGATCTTTGCTACGGTTGAGCCGCCATCAGCAAGCTCTGTAAACATTCCATTGAGGTATGTCGTGGAGTTCGCTGTATTAATGCCCTGCTTCGTCAGTATCGCGTATGAGGCATTTAATTGTTCGAGCGGTATATTGAGAGCAGCTGCTGTCGGTATTACCTGACCCATGGACGCTGCAAGTTCATTTACAGTAGTCTTACCATCGTTCTGTGTCTGGATCAGCTGCTCTGCTATCCTGTTCGCATCGCTTGCTTCCATGCCATACGCATTGATGACTGTTGTAAGCACGTCGACAGCTCCGGATGTTTCAAGGAAGCCTGCTTTCGCAAGGTTTGCAGATGTCCGAGTAAACTCAACTACATCCTGGGTGTTTACAGATGCGGACAGAGCCTGATATGCTGCTTCTGCAAGCTCTGAGGATCCTTTACCGGTCTCATTGGACAGATTGATTATTTCTTTTGAAAGCTCCTGCGTAGACATCTTATTCTTATCCAGGAGCGTTGATGTCTTTGCTATAGCATCTCCATAAGACAGTGATGCTTTAGTTGATGCGGCAAAGCCTGCAACTATAGGCGCGGTCACATACTTAGTCATGGACTCTCCGACTTCTGTCATCTTGGTGCCTATAGTTTTCATCTTCTCGCCAGCGGCAGCTATCTCCTGTGCTGCCACTGATCCGAAGTTTCTGTATTCCTTTTCCAGATTCTTGAGGTCGTTATCTGTCTCGATGATCTCCCTCTGCAGAGCATCCCATTCAGGCGTGCCCTCTGCTACATGAGTCTGAGCATCCTTGAGTTCCTGTAATCTGGTCTTAGTCTGTTCTATGGCGGTAGTCAGCTGCTTCTGCTTTTGCGTAAGCAGTTCCGTATTCCCGGGCTTCAGTTTCAGAAGCTTATCTACATCCCGGAGCGCCGTCTGCGTACTTTTGAGCTGACTATCGACTTTCCTCATTGCGTCGACGAGCTTAGTGGTATTGCCCTCAAGCTCAATCGTTATTCCTTTGATTCGTCCTACACCCATAAGCTTCTCCTGTTAGAATTTGTCGAAATCCTCCTGAGTAGCGAGGTAGTCGTATGCCTCTTCATCATTCGCGGATTCCGTTAATATGTCCATTACCTGACCATATGTAAGAAAATCCAGGTCAGACATTTTCAGTCCAACCTGGATCGCTCTTAATGTAAACAGAGCGACATTCCACTCTCTGTCTACTGGTCTTCTTCTTTTTTTGGTTCAGATTCCTGCTTCCTGTTTCCGTCGTAAACATCGCGGATTTCAGCAAGCTTATCGAAGTCCACAAGGTCCTCTCTGTCGAAGCTGTCCATCCAGTCATAGAATGCATCTTCGTTCAGTTTGAGCATTTCCTTGCGATTCTTGAGTTCTGCATACTTCGCCATGATGAATCCCATTCTGGTGAACAGTTCCACCATGTCAGCTACGCCAAAGTCCTCCTTTGCCTGCAGCTTGATTGGATCCTGACCGAACACATTCTTGTAATACAGATCGCATGATGCCATCGACAGCATCGGTACTTCCTTGTTACCTATAGTGATTGTTGCGTACATGTTGACCTCCTGGTTTTACTATTAGAAAAAACGGCCGCTGCAGAGTGCAGCGACCGTGCATCCGAAACTATTCTCCGACTGCAGTAGGCTGATATACCTGTTCGTACCATCCTGCATATACAGCAGCGTCTGCTGTTTCGGAAGTTCTTCCCTTCACGATATCCTTGTTGAGAGCAGTGTTGTGAATGGATCCAGCTCTGAGCGACAGAGTGTCTGTCTTAGGCTCGATGCTCTCTCCCTTGGTCTCCCCTTCAACTGTAGGACGTGAAGCGGTGCAGTTATAGAACACATGCTTCTGCGCATTTGTATCCTGTTCGAACTGGAACAGGAGCGCGAAGTGTACTGTCGCCGCGTCGAGTTCTTCTATGAGGACACCTTTGTTGTCCTCTATAGCGCCAAGAACATCCTTCTCGAATGACTCAGGAACCATTGCAATCTCCAGATCTCCCTCATAGCCATTGTTTCCCTGGCTTACGTAATAGTCGATGTTATCGGCATGGAAGACCTCCTGATCGCCCTGAGGTTCAAGAGAGAGGTTGACCGCACCCGGAATCCTTACCGGGTTGCCATATGTAGCCGCATTGTTGTCGTCAATTGTGGCCACAGCGTAATAGACATTTTTCAGTCCATACTTGATCTTTGCCATTGATATCCTCCTGTTAGTGTTTCTGAATATATTTGACTACACCATCTTCAAACTGTCTGACCAGTTCCTGCTCGACCGGAGCTATATGAGGGCGCCCGGAATAACTTCCGCCTCTGCCTACTTTGTGACTGTACTCAAGGAGATGAGGGAGTCCCGGCTTCTTTGAATGGATCACGACGTCTGTATAGAGTCTTCTCCGGAATGTCGTAACCTTCCAAGAGTTGTAGTATTTGCCCTTCTTGGACTTTCTGTGGCCTCTGACGATGCCTTTTGCGGTGCCATTTATGGCTCTCGCTCCCTGCTCGCCTACAAGCGTTGCGGTGTCTGCAAGGCCCTCATCGATATCCTCTGCATATTCGTTCAGGATATTTGATATCTCAGACTGCAGAGCTTCTATCGGTATCCTCTTGCTACTCATCTCTGTCCACCTTATGAATATCGTACTGTATCCAGTACTCCTTGGTGTCTTCGTCGAAGTAGTCCTCGCTCTTTGCGTACCTGAATCCGTTATCGATGAGGGCTGTTTCGATAGCAGCTTCCACCTCCTCGGATTTCTCAATGAACGAGTACTCCGCGATATACGTATTCCCAAGAGGAATGAAGATGTCATCAGCAGAGAAGTTGTCCTGCCCGGATCCGCGCCATGTGATATACGGGGCCTCACGGCCAGAGCTGACCATGTAGTACGCCGTATATATGCCGGATGCTTCCAGTGCTTTCTGTATCGCTGCTTTTGCCATCTTCTACCTCCTAGTTCCCCGATCTGTTTCCGTCCCGCTCACGCATCTCAGCCGTGATCTCAAGCTCATCGTAATCTGCCCTACGGTATGTACGTATGACGTCATATGTCTTCCCGTCATATCTGATGATCTTCTCATCGTCATAGTCGTAATAGTCAGCAAGCGCAAAAACGATTGTCGGTCTGATTCCCGACATAGCTGCGCTGTAAAACTCCTGACGAGACACGCTGCGGACCTCAGCGAAGACCTCTTTCCACGTTTTGGTCTCTACCTCCTGTCCGTATGCATTCTGCGTATACGTTATGCTTCCGAGCTCGATGATGTGGTCGTACATTTGTAGTCCTCGCTTTTGCGCAGTTGGTCTACCTGGATGCCCCATGAGCGCTCATACTTGTCATGAACATCTCCTGCTGACATTTCCATAAGACAATAGGTGACGATGGCCTGAGTGATCAGGTCATCGTCGCTCTTTGCTTTCGTCTCAGACACTCCTGCACGTATCATCTCCGCCTTTGCAGCGGATATCAGCCTTGTGATCTCAGCATCGAGCTTGTCGTGCTTTATTCTCTTGGCTGTCTTTACTGTGTCGAGTAGTGCCATTTATCAGACCTCCTGCTGTTCAAGGAACTCCGCAACGATGTCAGCTTTCAGAGACTTGGTGATGGTGTAACCAAGTTCCTCAGCCAGCGCCTTGATCTGCGCTATAGTCATTGCTGACAGTTCCTCTTCAGTGTATGCCTTGGCTGCCGGAGCAGCTGTCGGTGCTGCGGTTGTATGGGCAGTCGAGTTCAGCGTCCCTACTGCCCCGTTGTAAAAGTTACCTTTACGAATGCCTTGTCATTCTCAAGACCTGCGTCGAAGGTCTCAACGCCTGTGTAGATGACGTTAGCAGTCTTAGCCTCAACAGTCGGGAACACCTCCATAGGGCCAAACTTGTTGGTCTTCAGAGCACCCTTGACGCCGAAGTATGCTACGTTGTCAGCAAGGTTGGAGTCTTTCTTTACCGAAGCTCCGTAGATTCTGCCCTGAACAACAGGATCGACCATTCCGCTAGGGATCATGATTTTCTTGTTATCAGCATCTACGATTCCGGCAAGGCCGTTCCAGATAGTCTTGCTGTTAGCATAGACGACTACCTCTCCGTTCTCATCGAGGAGAGACATGATGTTGCGGATCACTGCATCCGTATATGCCTGTGCTGTCAGGACGTTGGATGCATTGATCTTGACCTGCGCGTTTACAGACTCGCCTGTGGCAGGAGCTGTCCCGTCGAGTCTTGCGATAACAACTCTCTCCTCTGCTACCATGATGCGCTTGGAGATATCAGCAACAAGCCAGTCTTCAAAAGCATCTACGCTCTGGAAGGTCATTCTGCGTGTCAGGATGGCATGCTTCTTGATGTCCACACCTGTCATGGTTGCAAGTACGAATGTATCCTGCTCGTCATCGTTGGCAACTGCTTCTCCTACTACAGCAGCATCGCCCTGAGCGATAGCAGTTCTGATCGGGAAGCTGAATACGCCCTCGATGGCAGTCTGGACGGAGTCCTCGATCATCGGAGCCTCAGCCTTCACTCTGTCAACGATCTTGTTCAGCATTGTAGTCGGAACTACAGCACCTGTGTTCGATGTCATGAATGTGAAAGCTGCCCTCTCCTCTTTGGTCATCTCTCCGAGGAAGTGATTGCCGTCTCTGTCGACAGCGATGTTCTTCAGGAATGCGCTTCTGTACTCAGGAGAAGCTGCATTGTATGTTCTCTCTTCTGGCATTTTGGTTTTCCTTTCTTCGATGTCTTCGGTTTTGACTTCGCCCTTCTCGATGCCGCGGGCCTCGTCTGCTCTCTTTACTGCGGCTTCCAGTTCGCCCTTGCGGGCTTTGAGCTCCTTGAGCTCCTCTGTCCTGAGGTCGATATCCTTAGAATCTGTCAGCGATCTGACTTCTTTATCGATCTCAGCCATTCTCGCGATGATTTCATCCAGGCTCATACCCTGGATCTTATCGATCATTTCCTGTGGCATTACTATCCCCTTTCTTTCTCGTATTCGTAACGTGCCAGAGCCAGGCTTACCGCCTTTCTGCTTTCCGCTTCATGTTCTGACCTTTCCGCGTCGAACAATCTTCTCGCACTGATTTCCGTGGCATCATATGCCGGTATATCAACTGCAGACACATCATAAAGCCTGTCGATCTTGGTGATCTTCCTATGGCAGCGCAGCACATACGGATCGTGCTCCTCCTCATAGGAGATCTCCCTGGCTTTGATAGTGAATGCAAATGACATCTTGTCTATGTTTCCGCGCTTGATATCGCGGTACAGCTGTCTGTGGCCTTCGTCATCGTCCCACAGCTCTGTCTCCATCTCGAGGCCCTTCGCCTTATTCACATTCAGATTAAGGCTGTTGTTCCTTGTCCTTGCGTAGACACGGCCTCCGTGGTTGTAGTTGAATATGACGTCAGACATGTCTGCTTCGTCGAATGCATCTTTGTCGACTTCTTCATACACTTCATAGTCATCCCAGCGCAGGAGCAGTGTCTCCTGATTGAAGACGCATGGCACTCCGCGTATGATCAACTTCTCAGGCTCGCCTTCGGCTGCTTCTCTGACCTCTATGTCTGTTATGCGAAAGTCTCTGAACTGAACATCCTTGTTCTCTATCAGCCTCTGGATGTTATCTGTCTCTCTACTCATCCTTTTCATCCTCCTTGGTGTCGTCGTTTACTTCGCTGACCGGAGCTGTGTCCAGTCTCCTTATAGGTTTATCTCCGCCCTCTATCGGGTGAAGGTTAAGTGCAGCTCTCCATTCGTTTGGTGTCAGTGCGCCTCTGTCTACCATGTTCTGCAGGCTCAGTTTCTCCTGCGTGGACATAAACTGTATCGTGTTAGCCTCGAATACGATCCTGTTGCCGTGTCCTATCTCGCGCTCTGTGAAGACCTTGCCGGTCATCTCAAGCGACAGATCTATCAGGAATGGTTCGATCTGAGACTCATAGAATGCCTGCATTTGCTCCGGCTTCTGCTTCGACATGATGATGTCGTCGTTTACACCGAAGTATCTGAAGCAGTTCTCTCTGAACTCCTTCATCTGCGCGAAGTTCGTTATCGTTGGCTTCAAGTCGAGCGCCTGGAACTCCATCGTCGCATCAAGAGCGGCCACGCCTCCTTCGTTCGATACATTCATGTAGTCCTGTACGAAATTGTCCTTCATCTGCTTCAGGTCCTCAGGAGCAAGCATTGATTGCTTGGACTTGATGATTCCGCGAAGGTTGGCTGTCGACTTGATCGCGTTCGATATGCCCTGATTTGATGTCTCTATCAGCTCCAGAGTGCTCAGGATCGGACTGTTATCATCTCCTGAGATGTCAGAGCTGTTGTAGTCCTTGCGAAGCACTATCAGATCTGCCCAAGGCACTATCAGTTCCTTGCCCGATGCCATCATGAACTGTATGTACAGCTCGCCCGTAGCAGCAGATTCAAGAGCCTTAAAACTCTGATACGGAATCGGGTAGAAACCTGTCGGCTTTGTGCCGGACTTCGGGTCTTCGCGGTATATCATGATAAAGACCGTATTTGTGAGCTCATACATGGTCCTGATCTTGGACAGAAACTCCATGCCGTTCATGAATGGATTAGGTCTGTACCTCAGGATCCGCTCTATCTTCTGGTCCTTGCAGACCGGATTCGCCTTTGAGGTGTGTGCTGCCAATGGTCTGATGCACATCCTCACAACGTCAGCTTTATACATGTCGTTGCCAAACGGCACGAAAATGCTTCTATAGCGTCCGAATTCGCGCCACTCAGCAAGAGAGCGCTTTATCGACTTAAACCTGTTCAGCAGGCTTTTGAATAGATTCACTGCTCTTTCTCCTCTTCTCTCTCATCTTCACTGCCCGGATGTAATCCTCTTCATGGTTCTTCATGCAGGTGTATGCATTCAGAAGTGATACCGTTCCGTCTATTCTCCTGTTCTGCTGCATCTTCACCGGCATCTGAGACTCAATACCATCTGCATTCAGACTCTTGACGCCTGTGTTCATCAGACACCACAGCAGCATCGGATTATTTTGATATACGATCTTGTGAGCCTCAAATTCGGCCTTTAACGACTTGAATGGATACGTCCATGTCTTTGCTCCTTGAGCTATCTTTTCCATCACGTAGCCACCGGTATTGACCATATCCTCTACCCAGTAGCCAGCCAGTGCCCGGTCGTAGCCTATCCACAGTGGTCTGATGCCAAGCTCGTTCTTCATGCGCTCAAACCACATCGTCACATCGTTATAATTGACCTGCGTACCTTCGCAGATCGTCAGCCAGCCCTGTTCTGCCCAGAGTCTGTACGGAGCTTCTGTCACATCCTGCTTCTCGACATCTCTGATACGTGACTCCGGCAGGAAATACTGCTGGAGCACCACCCACGGCCCTTCTGACTCCGTCTTCAGAAGCAGAGTCGCGCATGTAAGGTCATATGTGCTCGACAGGTCACAGCCGCCAACCGCGTAGCAGTTGCGGATATCATCAAGCGATATCAAAGTGCTGTTCATGGCAGCATCCGCTTCGAGCCATGCGCTGTTCTGGTTCTCGGTAAGGTTGAAATCCTTGACTAGTACCGTCGGCCTGTAGGCAGGATCCTGCTTTGCCTTCTCGACGAAAGCCTCGAGAGTCTTTACGCGCTTTATGGTCCCCAGGCCCGGATTCGCCATTATCCAGTATTTAGGATCAAGCCAGTGCTCCTTCTTCATGAGCTTGTAGTACAGGAACAGGAAATGCTCGTCTCTGACAAGGCCTTTCAGCATGTCCTCTCCATACTTGACCTGCGCATCGTAAATCCCGTCCCGCACGAAGTTATTTGTCGATATACAAAAAAGCAGCGGCTGTCTCCGGCTGGAGGTCGACTGCTTCATGTCATCGTATATTCGTCTGTTGGTTATGGCTCCGAGTTCGTCTATGAAGATGCCGTGTGAGTTGTATGAATCAAGCTTCTTTACGTCGGAAGCCAGAGGCTTTATGATTCCCTCGTTGATCGGGAAATATATGTCTGTAGCTCGTTTTCTCAGATGCTTCCGAAGGAACGGACTATGCTTCCTCATTCGCTCCGCTTCATCGAAACCCTTCTTTGCCTGATCCATCTTCGTGGCAATGAAATATATCTCCGGTGCACCTTCCTGATCATTACAGAGCAGGTCAAGCGCTGCAGCTGAAGCTTCTGTGGTCTTGCCATTTTTTCTGCCTCTGAAGTCATTTACCTCTGTGTATTGTCTTATATCATCGTCATCAACAAATCCGTATACAGCCTCAAATTTCGCCTTTTGGAAAAGCTCAAGCTTGAGCGGCTCTCCCATGACACCCTGAGACTGCTTGCAGAATGTTTCGATGAATTCTATGTGTGAGTTTGCGATGTCCAGATCAAGGTGATACTTCTTCGGATTGATGGCATTCTCTGCCAGTATGGAATACATCGCTTTGATGTAATCATTAGCGAGGATCCTGCCGTCCTGCACAGCCTCTGCATACTCCAGCAGATAAGACATCACTTTTTGCCTTTCGATATGAACTGCAGGAACTCATCAGCAGCTTCCTTGCTGTCAGTGCCTCTGATATTGGCAAGCGCTGATATCGTCTTGACATACTCCGCAGAGAACTTCGTGTAGACCTCGACAGCGGATGATTTTTTCCGTCCGAACTGGTTCTCACCGTTCTTGTATTCCTCGATCACGCCGTCTCTCTTGATGATCTCCGTCGTCTCATCGAGTACCACCTTTTGTGTCGCAGCCTGGTCAATTAGGCCGCTTGCAAGATCATTATTTTCGCCAAAAAACTCACATAAACGCTTCTTTTCACGCTTAATCAGGCGTGTTCTTTTCTTTTGGTCATATATTTGTACAAATCTATTTTCGTCGGCCATATACCACACCCCTTATGTGCACGACTCGTCAAAAGAAAGG